TACGATTGCGTCGGCTGATAAAATTGTTGCCGATCTTTCGTTCGTCGCAATGGATAACGAATTGAGAACTGGCTTACAAGGCTTGAAACTTGGTTCGCGAACCGACGATTTGGCAAACGAAGATGCGATCAATACATCGACCGATGTTTTCCAACTTCGTTTGTTTGTCCATAATTCGGCAACTCCAACTCCTTCGTCATTGTTCGCTGTTGTACTGGAAGGTGAAATCGCAATCAGCAACAATGTTAGCGGTTTGAAAGGTATCGGTCAAATTGGATCGTTCGAAACGAACGTTGGAAACTTTGTTGTCGAAGGTGAACTAGAAGTTTACTTCGCGACAATTGAAGCAATTCGCGCCGTTCGTCGAAATGAAGATGTTGGCTTCAACATGATCGTTTCGCGTGAGAATACTGGATTTGTCTATGACATTCCTTTGGTAACTTTGGGCGGCGGTATGGCCAATGTTGAGAAAGATGAACCTATCATGTTGTCTTTGGAAAAGATGGCCGCTGAAAACTCATACGGTTACACAATGTCGGCAACTTACTTCGGGTATTTGCCTAATATCGCTATGGCCGATCAAAGCTAAATAACATCGTGTTATTTGCTAAAGTTTGTTTTTATTTCCTGTTTGAAAAAAATCCTGATTATGAGTTTGCAATCCTTATTCGGTACTGACAAATCAAAAGAAATTGAAGGTACTTGGATTGACGTTACTGTCAATGACGATGGAACTGATTGCGGTTTCAAAGTTTCGCGTATGAGTGTTCACAATCGACGTTTCGCCGCTGCTATTGCTAAAAGGCAAAAGAAGTACGGCGTTAAGTTGAAGACAATGGGACAAGAAAAAAATCAATCTGATATGATTGAAGTTTTTGTTGAAACTGTGTTGGTTAATTGGAAAAACGTTGTTGACTTCCGCGAAGGTGCGCAAGATAATGTCGTGAAAGGTGAACCATCGGTCAAGATTGAATACAGTCGCGAAAACGCAATTTGGTTGCTTAATCAGTTGCCTGATTTGTTTGAACTGTTGGTAAATGAATCGACAGAACTTACAAACTTTCAAGCAGAGGATGATGAAGAAAAAGTAAAAAACTAGAATCCTTCCTCAGAGAAAACCTAAAGTTTAAAGCGTCTGTTAAAGATAGAGTTAGAAAAGAGTTAGAACGATCAGGCGTAGAGTTGCCTGAAACATTAACTGAAACAATTGGCATTCCTGATGAGTTAAGTTTTTATCTTACCGCTTTTTTTGACTTGTCTAGTCATAGACCGCTTGGGTTTGGTGGGGAAGGTGCGATACCCACAATGGCTGTTTTTGAATACGGTCGATGGTTTGACTTCACGTTGGACGAATTAGAAGATTTGCTGTTTTATGTTCGAAGATTAGACAATGTTTATCTCGAACACATAAACAAAAAACAAACTAAGAAAAAATAACAAATGGCTTTAAATCTTCGTTATCTTGGTGCGTGGGCGAATCGTACTGAGTCTGCCATTGAAATACAAACTAATAGACTTACAAAGCGAGTAGCCAATGAAGTTTTAAAATCGTTAGTTACTACTACGCCAGTTGATACAAGTAAAGCTTTGTCTAATTGGCGGGTAAGTGTTAAAGGTAGACGTACTACGAAAAGTATTTCTGCCCACATTAAGGGATTTGCTGGAAGCACAAGGGCGGCTAGCGCTGCAATTGCTATTTCTACTGGCAGTGGTGTGATTGCTTCAAGAGAAGCAAAAAAAACGATTCATATAACAAACAATTGACCGTATATCGAAGGTCTCGATAACGGTACGATCAGTTTGCAACCGAGCGGGTTTGTTGCTAAAGCGTTAATTATTGGAAACGCCGAAGCAAGAGCTTTTAAATGGATATTGAAATAACATGCCCGGTATAGATATCGCGATCAAAGATAAGATCGATGCTTCGATCAATCGCAAGCTAGGTCAAATCAACACGAAAGCCAATTCAGCGGCTAACGCGATTGATCGAATGAATCGGTCAATGTCAGGCATTAACGCTAATGCTATTTCCGGTGCCGGTAGTCAACTTAACGGTTTCTTTAGTAGTGTCCAATCGGGTACTGCTAAAATGCAAGGCTTCGGACAATCGATTTTACATAACGTTCGTGCCCTTCGTTCGTTGGTTGGTGCGGTAGTTGTTGTCGGTGCTGCTATGCAAGGGCTTAGCAAAATTGATACCTATCGCACAATGGAAAACCAAGTTAGACAAACCACTGACTCGCAAGAGGGTTTGGCTACTGTTATGGGTTCCCTCTTTAAAGTTGCGGAACGATCCAGAGTACCGGTTGATAGTCTTACCAAATCTTATAGACGTTTTGACAACGCTTTAAAGGAGCAAGGCGGAAGTCAAAAAGAAAGTTTGGAAATGACTGAAACAATGGCAAAGATGATTACTTTGTCAGGTGCTAGCGCTGGCGAAGCTTCGTCGTCATTGCTTCAAATGTCGCAAGCTTTCAATAAAGGTAAGCTAGATGGTGATGAGTTCCGCAGCGTTGCGGAAAATATGCCACAAGTTATCACCGGTTTGACAAAAGTTCTTGGTATTAGTAGGGGTGAGATTTTCGAGTGGTCTCGTAGTGGTAGACTTAGCATAGGTGCTTTGCGGAAAGCTTTCAAAGTTATGAAAGTAGAAGTCGATAAGCAAATGGAAAGTTTGCCAAAGACTGCTGGACAAGCTTTCACAGATTTGACCAACAAGCTTACGCAAGGTTTCGGCAAACTTGATATGCGTTATGGTATTGTTGACGGTCTTGTTTCTGGACTTGAAGCACTTGGCCGAAACATTCCACAAATAACTGCTGCTGCTGGTGCTTTGGTTGCGACTATAGGTATGATAGCCGCGCCGGGTGCTATTGCTTGGATGGCAGGTTTCGTATCTAAAGGTACGATTTTAAAAGGCGGTCTTCTTGGTATTGCTACGGCATTGGTTATGTTTTCGGATCAGATTCCAATAACCGCTGACGGAGTTGTAACGCTTCGTGATGGGTTTTGGGGATTGATTGAGACGTTAAAAGAGTTTAAAGGATTACTTGGATTTGAAGACTTACAAGAGGGTCTTAAAGGTTTAGACGTTAAACAATATAGCCCTGGTTGGACTGAATTAAACACCGCTGTAAGTGCTGTTGTTGATACCTACAAGGAAGTTGTTACGCTATTCGCAACCGCTATGACTGTTGATATCAACTGGACAGAAGCGGCTAACATGGGCATAGAGCTATTCACCGGTGCTTGGGGTACAATTAAAAATGCCGGTATCGAAGCGTTCCAAGCTATTGCTAAAGGTGCTATGTCTGCGATCGAAGGTATCGCAAATGCTATCAAGAAAAACATTTTAGCCCCGTTGAAAGAAATCAGCAATTCAATAGCTAACATTCTTAACGCCATTGACAAAAAAACAATGGGGGCTTTCGGTTTCGGTGAATTGGCAAAATCGTTTAAATCTATTGGCGACGGCAAACCAATTAGCTTTGACAATACCTGGATCGACGATCTTGACAAACACAAAACTGATGTTAAAGACTTGTATCCAACATGGAAAACCGCAGGTGAAAAAATATCGGCTGAATATGGCAAGCATACTACGAACATGACTAAACTTAGCGATAAGTTTAGCGAGCGGTTCATGGCCAATTCGCGAAAGGAAGCTGAAGCAAGAATAGGTCTTAACGAGAAAATTGAAAAAGCGTTCACAATCAACGAAGGTACTTTGCGAAAAGAGGATGCTGAATACGGCAAGCATGTTGAAATACTTCGTATGCGGGATGCGTTAAACGAAGCTGCAAAATCCAACGGTATGCTTAATACTTCGATGAATGACCCTAATAGCCCTTTCACTGAAAAAGCTACTAGGCAAATGATGGAATCGGCGTTATCGGCACAAAGCTTTTCTTCAAGTTTGAAATTGGCAGACGTTCCTTTATCCAATTTGGCTAATACTTTCAAAGAAAGTGCCAGTTCCGAATCAATGGGACAAATGTTTAATGGTATGTCGGAGGGTGCTGCAAAAATCGGTCCTGCTTTGATGAGTGCTGACCCTGCCATTTCCAGCATTAAAGAAAACGCCCTTGCGATCGTCTCTCCCTTCGCCGCGTCGGTAAGTAGCGTGGTTTCACTAGGGCAGTCACTTATGAGCGCAGCAACGCAAGCCACGGGCCTTACCACCGCAGCAACCGGGGTTGGAACCCTCGGCACGAGTGCCACAATCGCCGCGACCGGATTATCCACTGTGGGCACATCCGCAAGTAGCGCTAGTTTTAGTTTGGGTGCAATGGTTCAAAGTGCCATCGGTATAGCCCCTGCTATTGGTAGTGCTGCCCAAAGTGTAACGGGATTAACACAAAGCGTAGCAACTGCTGCTCCTTCGTTTTCCCAACTGGCTCAAACTGCTATACAAGCATTTGGCAGTATGGTTCAAGCCGCAATGCAAAGTGGTACTGGTATCGGTTCTTCACTTTCACAAGGCGCAATGGCCGCTGCTAATTCTATTGGAAGCATGATAGCAAGTGCTATAAACGGATTGGCACAACTTATTTCTTGGGCTATGAAAGCTGCTAGCGCTATGGCAGGAATCGGGGGCGGTGGCGGCGGTGGTGGGGGCGGTGGCGGCGGTGGTATTGGCGATACTAGCGGTGGTGGTAGTGGTGGATTCAATATTTACAGAAGTTCCGGTAGTTGGGGTGGGCGTAGCGTCGTATTCAACAAAGGCGGTTATACCGGCAACGGTGGCGTAAATGATGTTGCCGGTCTTGTTCACGGTCAAGAGTATGTTATGCCCGCTGACGCAACAAAACGTTATCGTCCAATGTTAGAAGCAATGAGAAACGGTAGTTATTCAGGCGGTTCAAGTTCCGGTTCCGGTGGTTCGGGGTCTGGTTTAAACGTTACCGTTCAAAACTACGGTTCTTCAAAAATAGCCGTTGAACAATTGTCAGCAACCGAAGTTAGAATAATCGCACGTGAAGAAAGTCAATCAGCGGTGATGCGTGAGTCACCGTCTATTGTTGCCCAACATTTACGCAATCCAAACAGTAAGGTATCAAAAGCCTTATCATCAAGCACAAGTGCGAAACGGCGTAGATAATGCAATTACAAAAACTGGATCTTTTACCTGAACGAAACGGGTATACTTACAAACCGGGCAACAGTATTGTTACTATTGAACTTGAAGGGGGTTTGTCGCGTAGTCGCGTCGATCAAGTAAATAGTGCTTCCTATGTTGACTGCCAATGGGTTTTGAATCGTGAACAATACGAATACTTTCGAGCGTTTTACAATGGCATAACATTTAAAGGTGTTGCTCCGTTCTTGATTGAGTTGATTCTTGACAAATCGTTTCCACAAGAAGTGCAAGTTAAGTTTGTTCCTGATACTGTTGAAATGTCCGATCCTTTCGGTATGGTTTTGACTTGCAAAGCTACGCTTGAACTTATACCTATCAATAATGAAAGCGAAGACGCGGTTACAGTGTTGTATTGGCCGCTACTTACCGACGATCCTTTTTTTGCACAACTGGCAACTTTTGCTAACGTGGACTTAGAAGTTTAATGGCATCTGACAAGTACATTCAGTTTTTTCTAAACTCAAAGTCGACTGTAGTTCAATATGAGTGTATTGAACTATCTCATCCATCGTTTAGTAAGTCTTACTATGTCGTCAGAAACAACACTGCGGGGTTGACGGCTAAACTTGAAACCGGTGAAACTGTTTTTTTTGAGTATTACCCGTTAGAAGTTAGTCAAACTGAGACAGAGAACAACCTTGACTATTCGATGAAGTTGCAGTTTGGCGATCTAGGCGAAGTCTTGCCATTAGAGTTAGATAGAGTAAACCAAAGCAACGGATTTGCAATTAGGCCAATGTTCAAGTATCGAACCTACAGAAGTGACGATTTGAATCAACCGATGTTCGGGCCTCAAACATTAGAAATCATAAACTTTGGATTTAACAAGAATGGCGCGATGTTTGAAGCAAACGCCCCTCGATTAAGTATTCATAAAACTGGGGAAGTGTATAGTATTGCCCGGTTCCCCATGCTTCGTGGATTTTTGTAAATGTCACTGGATGATTTTCTTGACAGAGATTACAAAGCTGGCATTTACGACTGTAGTAACTTCGTCGCGGAAGTCTGGCAACATTTGACCGGTGAAGACATAAGTGGTATCTGCAAAAGTTGGATCAACAGAGATTCTTCGGTTTGTATTTCCGAAGCAAGAAAAAGAACGAAGTTACGAAAACCCGAAAGCCCTTGTATTGTTTTGATGCAAACTCGATTATCGTTACCCCATGTGGGCATCTACTATCAAGAAAAGATTTTGCATCTTGCAACAAGCGGGGTTTGTTACAGTACCATTTTAATTCTCAAAATCACTCATCGCCTTAGTTACTATAAATGACTACAGTAGTTATCGTTCGAAACGTTCTTGATGATTCGGAACATAAGCGTTTTAACAATGTTGATAACATTGCTGAATTGCTTATGCAAGAGTTTGCTGTTTGGCCTGAAACGGCTAAAGTGTACCATCAAGAAATCAAAGACGATAACGAAATCACGATCACTTCGTTATTTGATATCGATCGTTTGCAAAAGCTGAAAGGAACAGTTTATATTGTTATCTGTCCTTCGATGATGACTCTTATGGGTATCGGCTATCTTGCGGCAACAGTAGCTATTCAAGTATATGTGAGAAACAAGAAAAAATCGCCCGCTGCTGCTGCTGCTGCTGCGCAGCGAGTCCTACCGGAAGGATCACCAAACAACAGTCTATCGGGACGATCGAATAGAGAGCGAATCAAAGGGCGTATTCCTGACATTTATGGTACGGTTCGCAGTACGCCAGATTTGATTGCCCCTTCGTATCGAGTTTTCGAAGGTGGTTCGGAAGTCGAGCATACTTTAATGGCTATCGGTCGTGGTGCTTATCTGATTGACGACGTTCGCGAAGATACAACTTTGATTGAAAACATTTCCGGTTCGTTCGCGTCGTTCTACGGGCCTAACAAATCGCCAAACAATTCACTACCGGATTTGACTATCAACGGTGAGTATGAGGAACCGTTTATTCTGACAAAACGTTCAACTAACGTGAACGATCAACCTATTCTTGCTCCTAATACCCCTGGATTTAACAATACGAGCACTGGTTCGGGGGCTGTAGTTCAAGTAGGTGGCTTTAGTCTAAACTCTTTAAGTAACAGTGCTGGGGATAATGCTACACTAGGTTTTAATTCTAGTAATGAACCTGTGAAAGCTTGGTTTGGTTCGACTGCTCCCCCTGATTATCAATCAGCATCATATAGGAACAGAGCGTTTATCAGTTATCAAGGCTCTTTACAAACAAAAATAGAAAGTATTGTAAAACCTTACGTTGAACTCACAAGAATAAATAGAACTACTAGAGGGGCTGACGCAACAGTTTTTTCAGGATTTTTC